CCGAATGGCGGGTTCAAGCCGCCGCTGACGCTGGGTAGCCTCATACGTGGTGTAGTGCTTCCCGTCGTAGTCAATGCCTTTTTCGTTATCTTTCCTGAATTTGTCCAGTTCCTCCGGCGTGTATTGCGGAGAATCAACACCAAGAATAATCGGGAAAGCCGCATGGCCACAGTTCAGCGTACCGATACGCCGCACAAGGGAGTTATTCAGTTTCTCATATTCTGCGTCACTGTACTGTCTGCCCTGAATCGGCTCATGGTCGGGGGCACTGGCCGCGTGAGCGGATATCTCCCAGCCGTCACAGCCGAAATCATCGTGGTTCTGCTGACTGATCTGCTCCTGCATCAGTCCCAAGCCGCCCATAACGCTACGCCTGACAGCGGCTTCCATGGAGGTATGAACGCCGGATTCATAGTCGACTGTGACAATCCCCTTTTCTGCCAGATTCCGGGTAGCCTCCCGGATGGCGGAGGCATAATCCTGCGCCCCCGTCGAAACCTTCGTAAAGGCGAAATCGCAAGCCTGTCTGTAAGCGTCTGTAAGCCCCACAGCCTTGCCATTCGGCATGACTGCCCCCATTGTCTGGGTGATATTGTCCAGTTCGGAATCGGCCAGCTGCGCCGCAGCAGACACAATCTGCTGTAAGACCTCATTGCTGCGGAATGGCACCGCCTGTACATAGGGGTGTTTCCGTATGTCATAACTGTATCCGGTTTCCCCGGCCTTTTCTATCAGTCGCCGAAGCTCCCGGTGGGATACTTTCAGCCGCTTTCGAAGCTCCTTTTTTAACTGCCGCTGAGAAATACCCAGCTGTTGAAGCCTCCACGTCTGATAGGCCGCTGTGCTGGTGAATTGGCCAGCTTCCGCAATTCTCCTGGCGATATCCTCAATCAGGAACTCCGTCACCGGGGTAATGAGCTGCTGTGCCTTATTTCCAAGGGCTTCAATCTGGTCAGCGGTCAGCACAGTTATTCACCGTCCTCTACGACTTCCGGCATGTACTTCTTCCGAATTTTCGCTAACTGTGCTTCCGTATCCCGGGGCATGTTGAATTTCCACCCGAGTGCAATCTCGGGTTTCAGCAGCCCCGCCGCGACCATGTCCTTGTAGTCAGCCCAAGTCTTTTCCTCATCGAACAGAACGCCGTTGCCCCAATCCACGACAATGGAATCATCTCCCACGTCGTGGGCACCGGGTACGCGGTACATCCGCCCCAGAACGCCGCACAGCCTGACGGCCTCTCGCAGTGCGCTTTCCCACATCTGCTGGAAGTCGATAATCGTCAGGTTGTAGTCACCCTCAGAGGACGTTACCTCGGTAGCCGTTCTTTCTGCGGCCTCCACCTCGGACAGCAGCCCGCGCTTTAAGCCTATCACGTTCTCCACATTCCGGAGATATTCCGTTTTTCTGGCAAGATACGACTGTTCCCGCAGCGCCGGGGAGAAAATAGTGATACCTATATCGTCGGGGGCTTCATCAACTGCGGTGAATACGCTTGCGGACAGGTTTTTCCGCCCGCCGACCTCGTCAACCTCCAGCATATCCGCGCTGGCAATAATCCGGCTTTTCCCACGCTCAAACTCTCCGTTGATCTGCGCCTCGTTCCGGTTGATATTTTCAATCAGGCCGACAGCCGCGTCATAAACGGATACCCCGTCGGGGCTACCGTCCACACTGTTGTCAATCGGCGTTTTCAGCCATGCAACGCCGACGCTTCCCAGTGGTTCAGGGAACGTGTATTCTTCTGCAAGTTCCGCATACTGTGGCAGCTCTGTAAGCGCAGCAGCCTGCCCCAAGCTGTTCTGGTCGTTCGACCGATACAGTCTGTTGGTAATGGTCAGATACCCGCTGTCATCCACCGTGCGCCGCTCCAACAGCGTGTAATAGAATCTTTCACGGATGCTGTGTTCTGCCATGCCGATGTCGGTCATGTTCCCGTCCCCGTCCCGGCCAAATACCAGAATGTTCGGTCTGCTCACAACTGCGAAGCGGAACCCGCTGCCCGTCGGGATGGGCTTTAAGCCGCTTTCTCCGCCGATCAGGGCTTTTTGCATGGCGCTTTTCTTTTTCGCGTCTGCCGCATCGAGGATTTCGGAAACAAACGCGTCTTTGCTGGATGCCGAATACTCCGAAAATGCCGTCTTTGTCAGTTTACGGACGATGGTATATGGAATCCGCTGGCACGGGTCATAATCCGGGGTCGCGGCCTTCTCATAATACAGATTCTGCCACCTCTGGATGGCCTTTTTCATTTCCGGAGATGTCATGTCAACGGCGCGAAACGCCATTTCATAATCACTGTTCGGATAAATCACGCTTTTCTCCTCCTGCGTTGATCGTGATGCGCCGCAGCGCACGGGTTGCATACTGCAATCCCTGTATATAGGCGTTCAAAGTATCCACTTCCGCCCGAAGCTGCCGATTTTCCGCTTCAAGCGTCCTGATATCGGCTTGCAACGACGCTTTCGCCCAAATAGGTGCCATATCCACGATCCATTTACGAATCCGTTTCCTCATCGCAAATTCCTCCAATAATCTTTCGTGCCTGGTGGTTTCTGCGCATGACGGTCGCGCAGAAATACCGGATATCATCCATGGCATGATCGTTTTCCTTCACAGGCTTATCCACTTCTCCCTTGTCGTCCCAGCGGTACAGGCCAAATTCCCGAATCGCGTCCTTGCAGCCAGAGCCGATTTTGATAACACCAGCTTGGAGCATCATGGCCGTCAGGCGAATACCGTACATAACATCATTCTTCGCTTTCCTGACGGAGAAACGCTTGTGTGAGCGAATGCAGGCAATAAAAGAGGCCGCAGACGGGTCAACCACAATGTGCCGGATATCCCTGTCACCGGCTAGCTGTTCGATTGCCCGGTAGTATTCCTCATCCGTTAGCTGTCGTTGCTGTTCCCTGCCGGAATGATAAAATTCCGCAACCCGGACAGCAACGCCGTCTCTGACGCACCACAGGCCAGCAGAGAATGGGTTCAGTGTTCCATAGTCACAGGATATATACCACTCTCCACATTCCGGTAAATCGTGCGTGACGTGCCTCTCTGGGTCGAACTCATACACAAGCCCTTCCGCAAGGCACCACTGCCCCAGGATATACCGCCGGTAGAAAATGCCGGTGTACATCGCCCGGTATCTGGCTCGTATCTGCTCCGACAAGCTCAGGTTATCCTCCATGGTGAAGTGGAGGTACAGAAGGTTCCGTTTCTGCCGTTCGTCGATCCATTGCTTTTTGAACCAATGCTCCGGGCCTGCCGGGTTGCAGTTGCACCAGAACTTGGAGCCGTCCACAGAGCAGCGGCCGGTTGCCTGATTGACGAAGCTCTCCGGCATCAGGGCGATTTCATCCAGAAGAATTCCAGCCAGGGTAATGCCCTGCACCAGATCTTGGGAGCCTTCGTCCTTACCGCCAAAGATGTAGTAATAATTCTCGGTGCTGCCCCGGGAGATAACCACCAGGTTATCCGTCCGCCTGTCGCGTATGGTGTATCCCCTTGCCGGAAGCATCTGCTTGAGCACAGATAGAACATTCCGTCGGAAGCTGCCCACAGTTTTTCCGCACATTCCGAAATTCTGGCCGTTGAAGCTGTGCATCGACCATTGAATGAAAGCCAGCGACATACACACGGTTTTCCCTGACCGGATGGCTCCATCTGCTATGATTCCGTCTGCGTCTGATACACCGGATTCCGGGAGCCACCAGGTGAGTATCTGCTTCTGCTTCCTGGAAAAGGGCTGAAACCGAAATGCCACCTGTTTTAATCCTCCTGCCATATCTGTCCCGCCTCTTCTCGAAGTGCGTCCATGAATCCGTCATCCGGTGTGGGTTCTTCCACGGTGGAATCCCCAAGCAAATCAACCAGAACCTTGGCGCATCTGGCATCTCCCCGAACCGCTGCCTCTGTCAGTCCAACGATCATGGCCATCTGATTGTCGATATCCTCAGGATTCACCCCGTCACGGGCAATTTTATTCCGCACACGTCTGTCTGTTACTGGCAAGGACAGGTACAGATCAGCTGCTTGTTTCAGGTTCCGCTTTCGACGGCGGGCGGCACCGGAGGCAATGCCGCCAGCTGTTCGTATTCTTTTCTGTTCTTCCTCTGTTCTCTGGTCGAAGGGAATAAGGTTCTTCGTTCCATCTGCCACCCGTCACCACCTCTCATTCAGGATAATAAAAAAGCAACTCGGCAAAGTAGCTTACCAGTTGCTCATCATGCGGAAATAGCCAATCTTGAATTGGTCTTTCCGATAAATTCTTTAATTTGCGCATATTCCCATCCGCAGTCAACAAGGCCGCTCACAAGGCGCTCCATGGACTGCACAGCGGCAAGTTCTTCCTGCGGAAATGCGTCCCGAAGATTGTCCTTTGCGCCAAGCCCATAATCCCGGCGAAGCTGCGCCGCGTCTTTCCCGAACAACGCCCTGTAGATGCAATTCGTGTAATTGGAATACGCATGGCCGTGCATCCGCTCGTCCTCTCTGGACTGCTGTAGCGCTTTGGTCAACGCCTGACGAACGGCAATCCCTTTTTCGCGCTCGATCAGCTTGCCTTGCAAGGCGGCTTCCATAGCGTTGAACTGCTTGATATACGCTTCCTTGAACTTCATAGCAAGTTCGCCAGTATAACCCATGGCCAATAGGGTGAACCCGTCGCGGGTTATGATGAACATCGGCTGCTTGTGTCCTTGCGCGTTCTCATAGCTCGACTGTCCAAAATTGGACAGCCGAAATTCCTCACTGCATCCAAGTTCGCGAATGTCTCTGAGAACGTGCTGATGCAGTTTCCCGAACGTCTCCGCCACATCAAGGCTTGTTACTGTAGGGCGCTCTTGCTTCCCGACCTTTGCGATTTCTACAAACATTACTATCAATCCTTCCTGTTGATTAAAATGTTTTTTGAACTCGGTTTCCCACCCGTGGGCATTTGGGGCATACTTCACCGAAAAGCGCCCGCTGCGCCGATAGGGAGGCCATCGGCGATATATATGGCGCGAGGCCGATTCAAACGGCCTTCTGTTGGGGAGAGAGCGCCCAACTCGTTATCTACCGCGCCATGCAAAAAGAGGCTCAGGAACAATCCCAAGCCTCTTGCGCTTTTTCTTTTTTACCAGTATAGCACATTCAAACTGAAAAATCGTCTCATTTTTTTCTCATTTTTCAGCTTTCAGTCTGCCCATACAGGCATAGCGTGAAATGTCGTAGTGCTGAATCCCGGCGGCGGTAAACCTGAGCTTTTTCCACTCCAAGTTCTTCACACAGGGCATCGACGTTGCCTCTAGCCGGGCTTATGTAGAATCTGCTCAGTATCTTCTTTTCATCGGCGCTAAGCGATTCAAGCCCGGAATCCACAAGCGACACCCATTTCCTCGCCTGTTCCAGCGACCGCGCCAGTTCCTCACGGTGAACGATATTCGATAGCATCGCATCTTCCCGGCCGGAGCCACCGCCGCTTACCGGCGTACCGTCAGCCGTGGCGCTTCGGATACTCTGCATAGCGGATTCCAGCCGCGCCATTTCTTCGGGAATACTGTTCAGGGCCTGCCTCTTTGCACTGTACTCCTTTAGCTTTTCAATGGCCTCATACTTCCAGTTCATTCCGTTCCTCCTTGCATATCTTATTGAATCCCTGTATAGATATACACAATATACACGAGATATAAGATTATATTTAATATATACTATACAGGGATAAAGCTATAATATTAAATTCCGTCTCCTGTTTTTCGTTTTCTCCCTCCTTTCGGTGCAATCCTTCCCAGGCGGGCAAGGCCGCTTTTCCCCGCAGACGAATATGTAATTGCAGCACCGGCTGCCTTCGTAGTATCCGAAGAAATACCAGCACCCGACGCAGTACTTCCTGCCGTCCCTGTACTCCACATTACCGCCCCATTTCCTTATCCCGCGTCAGCCGCCGCTTTTTTGTCGCGGTATCTCCTTTGAGCGGCTCTCTGGGCGTGGGCTTTCTGGCACTCCAAGCTGCAATAGATTTTCTGCTTGATCTTGCCCTGCGTGAATTCCTTCCCGCACTGGGGGCAGACCTTAACAATGCCCTGCGGGGCTTCCACGTCCTCAACATCGGCCTGAATTGGCGGGTGGTATCCGTGCATTGCCATGTACTTCCCGTAGCTCGTCCCGGCCTTCTGGGCGGCTATGGAGCACAGGGTAAGATAGTCCGGTTTCTTGCTCATGATTCCCTCCGATCAAAAATTCTTACAATATCGGCAATGTAGTTTGCCTCGTTCCGGGAAAGCGGAAGCTTCCCCACCAGAAGTTTGATAAAGCGTTTACGCGTCATGCGTAGCTTTCCTCCCCTTTCCCTTTTCTGCAATCCGCTTCTTCTCCGCTTCTTTCAGGGCGTTAAACACCATGATGTAAATATCCATTGTGTAGCCCGTGTCCACCGGAATCAGCGGGGCGATAAAGTGCCAGCAGTCCATGTAGGTGAGTTCATTGCTCATTTTTGGTCTCCCGGGGCAGTTTGATTTCTGCCCCATCGCGCATGTCATCGCTATCCATCGGATAGCTTACAAACCTCGGCCCGTTGCGTGTATTCATCACACCGTTCAGGAAGCCGCCGATCATACCATCGGGAATATCAAGTGTGATTTTCATTCGATTTTCTCCTTTCTCCGTGGCTGCAAAAGAATGTCCTTATATCTTTCTCGAATGGCGAAAACACGATGCTTGTTTTGGGGCAAAATGCGTATCTATCTTTCTGGTCCCACATGTGCAGATGCTTGCAGTCCCGACACCTGACCACGGGGACGGCATCAACGGTGGGGGCATTCCGGATTATCTCCTTTGCTATAATATCTTCGTCGGAAACATCAAATTGGAGTTCCAATTCCTCTGCATCAATTAAGCGTGGCATCTCAAATTCTCCTTCGCAAGCACTTTTTCAATATGTGCTTTCTTCCTGTAACATCTGTCCATCATCGAATGATAACTACCGTACCACGGCTCTTTGTAAAATGATCGCCCCTCAATCAGCCTCATAAAAATCCTCCTTCCTCGGCATCTTTTTCAGCCAGCGTCTGACGGCAAAGAACCGAATGCGTGACGGCTGATCCTTAGCCCACCGCTCAATAGCGGCGGCGTAAGCAATTCTAGCGTTAAGGCGCTGGCGGTGTTCCTGCTTTTCACTCATTTCTCTGCACCTCCTACGCAATCATGAAAAACAGCTTCCAGATTAACGGGTGTTTCCGGATTTGCTCCGCCAATCTTACAGCACATACAGCGTTGACATTTTCCCAATTCCCGGTATCGATCACATACCCGCTGGGAGAAATAAGGAAATCCTGAATCAGGACGGAGAAATCAAAACCGCTAAGCCAGCCTTGACTATACGCCTTTTCGATTGTCCCTTTTCTATCGCGTTCGTACATCGATCATTCCTCCTTCGGCAATTCTGGAAGCGGCTGCCAGTGGGTAATGGCTTCCGGCTCGTTGTAAATCTCGCGCCACATCCATTTCCACAGCTCAACCGTTTTACCCTGTACAATGTCTCGCTCATAAATCATCGGCATGACGTATCCCCTTGCACAGACGATTACGACCCTGTGCCACCGTGTATCCTGCAGCTCCGGCAACCTCTCACTGCACGGAATCCACCTAGTCCGCTCCAACGCCTCCATGCCCATTCGGCAGGCTTCGTTCACCTCGTCCATTCCGTCATAGTTCTCCCGGTGTTCCGGGTTCAGAATTTCAATTGCTCGGTCAATCGTCATTGTTTTCGCCCTCCAAACACATTTTTGCGCCGCAATGGCAATATGGATTATTCTCTGGCTTGTTAAAGCAACCAAATGTCTCAATGCGGCCACACACGGAGCATTCGTATTCCCCACAAGCTGCCATTCTGCGAACAAGTCGCCATTCCCCATGCCGCACCGGCTCCACGTCGGTGGCGGGGAGACTCTTAACCAGGCGGACAGCGTTTTCAAAGTCGCAAAATCCACAAAGGCCGTCACTACTTCCGCAACAGTCAGTACAGCCTGCCTCCCGCATCTTCTCAATTGCCGCCTCCCGGCTGATGTAATCACTCATTTCAATTCCTCCAAACTAATCTGCCCATCAATGGGCGTATTGTCGGCCTCTTTCCGCTTCCGCTCCGGTACGACTTCTCTCACAAGGGGGTTGCGGCTTATTGCCCGATTGAATGCCCCGCAAGCCATCCATCGTCCCGCCCAGTCCGTCGCTTCACTATGGGTAAGCCCGTATACTTTGCATTTGCCACGCACTTTATCGTGATACTTGCCCTTTATGAAGTTGCTACACTCCCGGCACGTATGCCCATCCAAAACGCCGAAAAACCGGTGCATTAGAGCAAGTTTACGTAAAGCCATTATAGTTCCTCCACATAGCACCAACTCTGGGGCGGGCGTTTGATATGACCGCCATTTTCGCAATATGCACACCCATATTCATCGCACACTTTGCCTATGCAGATTTCAAGCGGGCGAAAAAACTTGCTCAGCTTCTTCGGCGTGTCGTAGATTTCCAGCTTGGAAATGTGCCAGCCGTAAAGCGTTGCACCTTTTCCGTAGTCCCACAAAGCACCGTCCACAAGCCTAGTCTGCGCCACAAAGTCATCGTCCACATCGTAGATTCCATACGGTTCTGTTGCCGCCTTGATGGTTTCAACCCGGTCGCAAATAAACTCCCCAATGACCTTGCCCCATGAGCCGCGCAGTCTGCGTGCGTCGTTGCCTTGCGTGCAGTAGATGTAGCATTTGAACGGCGTGTCCAGCTTTGGCCTGGTTTTTCGCACCTCAACGGTCTTTTCACCTCTGGCAATCTTCTCCACCCACTCCGGGCGAATGCTGATAAGTACCGCTTTAGCCATTGTCAGCCCTCCGGTTCCACATATCGGCGGCCTTTTTACGATCGTCTTTGGCAAACACAATTTCCCCATTCGATTTCAAGTCCGCCGTTACGATGAAATCTCTCATAGGCAGTTCAATCATGCAGTTAGTACACTTGATGCCAAATTGCCATCCATGCGTTGTGCACCGTTCGTAGTTTTTGTTGATTATATACTCTGCCTTACCCCCGCAAAACGGGCAGGGCTTCAGCTTGATTTCGTCCATGTAAGCACTCCTTAATAGTCGATATAGGCGTTGTCTTCGGCAGCGTTTTCGGCAGCGTCGGCGTCCACGATGATCTCGGTTTTGTTCAGGAACAGATTTACAAGGAACTGGTCGAACGGGTCCAGATAGCCGAATTTCAGGGTTTTGGACATATCCAGGCCGCCAATGGTCAGGCTTCTGATGGAAGCGGTCTGCTCATTTCCGTATTTGGAGAAACGGACTTCAACGGAATCATAATCGTCTGCGTCATATTCAGGCTCTGGGCAGAACTTGCAAGTGTAGTATGTAAAGCTGCCGGTGTAACCCTCCTCGATTTCCAGCTCCATAGTGAACTTCTGCCGGTCTTCCGCCTCGGAATAGTCCGTGCTGTTCATGACGTGCTCCCGGTAGCGCTTGAAGACGTCGGACAGTTTAATTCCTTCGTACCGCTGCACCAGGATGCCGCTCACGGCTGTCTCGATCTTCTTGCCCAAGTCATCAGATACGATGCTGGAAAGAATGGCCTTTACCTTTTCGGCAATAAAACCGTTATAGGCACTCAGACCGCAGTCCTTGGCCACCTGGGAAATTCCGCCCTCCATTTGCTTGCCCAGGGCATTCTTGAAAGAGTAGCTGCCCAGCTGGGAATCAATAGCGTCCATGATGGACTTTTCCAGGGTGTCCTCAATCTTCTTCTGGATAACGCCCTCGGCCTCCATCTGTGCCAGCTTCTGCTGGACAATTTCGTTAAAATCAATGTTCATAATTATCTCCTTCCCGCCCGGGTTGCCCCGGGCTTATCACCATATTCTGGCCGCAATTTCTTCATACGAAAAATCCTTGCTTGCCCAAGTTTCAGCGATAAAATTCGCATAATTCCGGCTGAATCCCTCGGCCATCAGCAGTTTTACAAAACGTTTTCGTGTCATTGGTCTCTCCTAACAGTGTCGATTTCGAGGCGGTTAGACCATTTCCGTGACCTCACGAAAATGGTCTATCCCCACTGTTCACGCATCCTCCAGCTTCATAAAGCATCCCCAAAAGGTCTGTGATTTTTTGCCGCTATGATGCCCGAAAAGGGGGCGTTCTCCGATTGCCGCCCAAACATCTGCGGCGGGGATCTGCGTTTCTGCCCACTTAAAAATCAGCACGCCGTCCGGTTTTAATACGCGCATACACTCGCGAAATCCGTCATGCAGCATTTCGCGCCAATTCTCGCCGAGCTGCCCGTACTTCTTCCGCATCCACGCATTTTCGCCGACGCGCCGAAGGTGCGGCGGATCGAATACGACCAGCGCAAACGAGTTGTCAGGAAACGGCAGATCCGTGAAGTCGCACAGCACGTCTGGATGCACGATGCAGGTTCGTTCTGAACCTCTGTTGGTACTCTTCCAGACCCCCGTGCATTCCTCGCCCCGAACGTCGCAGTAGATCGCGGCAGGGTGGTTCTTGTTGAACCAAATCGTTCTGCTCCCGCAGGTCACGTCAAGAATTTTCTTTGCCATCATGTTTCCTCCCTAACGTCTCCGCCCCACTGTTCCGCCATAGCTTTTGCAATACCATCGCAGGAATAGGCCTCATGCCCCAGCGCCCGGAACGCCTTGCACACGGTTTGCGATTCCTCGCAGGCTATCAAAACTTTCATTTCTCCCCCTCGCTTTCTGCCGGGGCTTTGAGCCATGCCAACCTGCATTCCTCGCATCCCGGCATATCCTCGCAGATATCTTTACGCCCCTCGCAAATAAACGTCCCGGTGCTGAGTAACTTTGCCAGCTCCTCATCCGTCATATTCCGGATACGGTCGGCGTTGTTCATCGGCTCATACCGATCTTTCAAGCCTTCATCGTGAATGCAGCCGTCACAAGCCGCCCATCCATCCGGGGCAATTCGGTGCTTGCAGCTGGAACACTTGTCAGATTTATTCCCCATCACTCTCAGCCTCCACAAACTCCCCGTTTTTCAGCATGTACGGTGTATCCGCTTTGATTTTTTCGCCATCGACATACTCCGTTTTCACACATACCGGAACGTATCGTCGCTTTGCTCCATCGTATTTCCACTCCGCAAGTGTAATCCAGCAGCCAATTGGCGCTTTTGCCACAGAGCCATGTCCGGCGCAGCAAATCACGGAATTGCTTCCAGTGCAGTTAATCCGGGCGGAGTCCCCGGAACTGCCAATCCGGGCGGAGTCCCCGGAACTGCCAATCTGGGCGGAGTCCCCGGAACTGCCAATCTGGGCGTAGTACCCGGAACTGCCAATCTGGGCGGAGTCCCCGGAACTGCCAATCTGGGCGTAGTACCCGGAACTGCCAATCTGGGCGGAGTACCCGGAACTGCCAATCCGGGCGGAGTACCCGGAATCAACGTTTTCACTCGGCGTCTCAGCAATAGTCTTTTCCAGTACAAAATCCACACATGCCTTGATAAATCCGGATAGTCCCAGTTTTACGCCGATTTTCAGCTTTCGGGAGCAGAACTTTTCCTTATCATCCGTCTTTGGCTCGTCCAGCGCTTCAACTTCGGCAAACTCGTTCGGCGTTCCATCAGAGCGAATCAAATCGTAATAGTTCAGCACGTCAAATGGATTTTCGCAAAAGTGCATTCCCTTTTCACAGATTTTCGCCTCCGGTTCCTCGAAGACGGTATTTTCCTGATACTGCTTATCCTTGCAGATCAAGCCGGGGTTGAATCCTTTGTAACCTTTCATTTTGCATTTCCTTTCTGTTTTCCTTTATTCCCCCGAGGAACTTTCCCCCACTTGGGCGGGGTGCAATTCCGCTTCACCGTGAAACAGCCGTACATTTTCGCCTTGCTCATGCTCAAAAACAATCCCCTCTCTCACCAAATCCGGGTGTTCATACCGAAAAAATTGGCGTTGTTTTTTGTGGTTTCCAATTGATTTCATGATGTTTTTGTTCCAGTTATCGATGAAATACTTTTCCCATGCCTTGCAGCCGTCCCCGTTGGTGGGGCAATCGTCCCGCGTGCAGTTCCTGCAAAATGGGCTTTCTGAAAAGATGTACTGGCCGGGGCGTTCCTTTTCCCCGCCTACTTCGTTTTTCATGCTCCACCGCCTTCCGGTAGCTTTTCAAATTCCATCTTCCCGGCCAGCTCGGCGATAAAGCTCTTTACCGCTCCGGGGAGCTTCTGGTAATCGTCCTCCCGCTTCTGGCACACTTGGAACGATCTCTGGAAATTCGATGCAACCACGGACTGCACCGTTTCTGCGTCCATCAGCGCCCATTCCTTGAGCTGGGCGGGGCTTCCCACAGTCCGCTGTACCGCCGGTGGCAGCTTCCGGAACTCGTCATCTGCGCCGTACACGCTGTTTCTCAGTGCACCCGCAACCAACCCCCATGCCTCCATCTGGGTCATCTGCTGGGGAGACTGCATCCGACGGAGCATATCTTTCAGCTTCCCGATGGTGGGCATAAAGCCGCCGGTATCCGTCGCTATGTACGCTTTTGCAGCGGCGGCAACGGCCTCAAATGGCTCCTCGGAGAACATATCCGCCCAAAGATTAACCTTCACATTTGCCGCTTCTTTGGACATTCCCCGGAAAGAATCGGGATAATTTGCCTGCAAAAGCGTGAGAATCTGGTATGCTTCCTGTTTATCCATTCCCAAATTCCTCCCTGTACATCTCCGCCAGACGGTCAACGCCGCTGGTATAGCCGCCCGGCTTCTGGTTTGCCGCAGGTCTAGCCGAATTCTGCTCCCGGGAGAGCCATGAGTTGACAAAGCGCATGATCCCGGCTTTTGTTTTCCTGTTTTTGGGATTTGCCAGAAGCCAGCCACGCATACTCCGCAACTGCTGAGCTACATCCACGGCGGGATACAGGCCGGACAGCTCGGCAACCATCTCCACGGAAATCTCAAAATCCGTGCCGTCAACCAGCGGAAGCACTGCCGCAGGCGGGGGGCTGCTCGGCAGCTCACCGCAAACCACCGAAGGTGGTATATAATTATCCTTTGCCTTTTCCTTTGTCTTTTCCTTTTCCTTTGTCTTGGTATCATTCGTACACGGTTGTTCGCCATCGTATACGTCCGTATTCCATCGTTTGCGGATGTTATCGGAGTTTTTCTTACACCGGCTGTCGTATGTTGCCTTATCTCGGTCTATCTGTGCTTTCAAAGTTGGAAATACGAATCTTTCATTACCACGGAGTTGCGGTGCTTCGCCCGTCTTGCTGTAGATTAGGCAAGCCGTGAAAAGCCTCCCCCTCTCCGTGTCATTCAGTTCCTCCATACTGTCCAGATAACTGTGATAAGCGCAGAAATATTCAATTGCCATTATCTAATCCTCTTTAATGATGGAGTACCGCGCGAAGCACGTCCGCTCCCCGTACCGGTTCTTTCCGGTGACGGTTTCGCTCTTGATGGGAACGCCTTGCGCTTTCAGATCGAAGATCCTTGCGCCCAGACGGTAACAGCCGTACTCGGTAACGGCCTCGGCCTGAGTGATACTTCCATAATCTTGCAAATGCCGCAGGATACGCTCACATTGTGTCACGGGGTGCCTCCTCTCCGGTGAGACGAACCGCCACGCATGGGCGGGTGCCGTACCGCTTGCAGACTGTGGCGTCTGTGATAGCTGCATCATCCTTGTAAGCGATACCGTTCAGGGCATCACACACAATCTTGCCTATGTTGTCCCAGTCGGGCTTCACCATGGGGAGAATCCGATTGTCAATCGCTTCGGCCTGCTTGCGCTTGCTCCACGAATGGGGAACGGGGTAGATTGCCGCAATGTCAACCCGGATAGTGCCGGTGAACTTTGCCCCGTGGGCTTCGCACTGGTATGCCCATGCCACCAGCTTTTCATAGTCTTTCGTTTTCTTTGGGGTGTATGTCGCACCGTTCTGGGTGAAGCGGGGGCGCTCCTTCCCTTGCGGAACGCCTGGAATCGTAAATTCAATAGTCACGTTTTCGCTCCTTCCTTTGGAGTTGGCGGTTTCACCTCCCCCCGCCAAGGGGAAATGCAAACTATACTGTTAATCTTTTTGAGGAAAGATTGATTTTTCCGACCTAGAACGGCAAGTCGGGGTCGTCTGCGGCGATCTCCTGATACCCTCCGAACCCCTGCTGACTGTATCCGTTGCCCCGGTTCGCCTGCTGTTGGGCACTGGGCTGCCCGTATCCGGCGTTTTGCGCCGTTGCGGTATTGGCGGTATCCTGAGAATTGCGCTTGCTGGAAAGCAGCTCAACGTTTGTGGTCACTATCTCAAACGTCCGGCGCTTGTTCCCGTTCTTGTCCGTCCAGTCTCTGGCTTGCAACGCTCCGGAAACGGCTACGATATCACCCTTATGGCCGTACTGCGTCAGGTACTCAGCCCCCTGACGCCATGTGACGAAGTCCAGAAAGTCGGTGGCATCCTTCGTCATTGGACGCTTGACGGCGAGACTGTAGGAGCAAACCGCCGTCCCCTCCTGGGTTCTTCTCAGCTCCGGGTCGGCGGTGAGCCGCCCGACAAATTGACAATTATTCATGTGTTCTCCTTCCTGTAAATCAGATCGTTTTCATTCCAGCCGGGGTAAATGCCCATCAGGTACTCCCGGAAATACGCCCTCATTTCCATTCTTGCCGTGGTCTGATCGTACCGGTTGTGACATCTGGGGCAGAGGGTAAGCCCGTTCTGGGCAATGCCAAGCCCTCCCTGCGCCCGGGATATGTAGTGGGCGTTGCTCCATGCCAGAGGGGCAGGGGCGGGATCGCCGCAGAATACACAGCACGTCCAGCCGTCAATGCTGTCCCGCTCGGCAATCGCCATTTTCTCGCCCCGGGTGAAGTCCCTCGCTTTGGTGTCCTTCCTCAACGCCATTCCTCCTTGAGCAGTTCCAGCTTGTCCGGGGGCAGGGTTTCAATGTCCAGCGCCTTGCAGTCCTGTATCAGATTGTCGATCAGCCGCGCCATTTGTTTGGTGTCGTAGGTGCTGGAGCCGTGGTATGCCGCCAGGTTCCGGCACCCAGGCACCTGAGACGCGCCCAGGCTGTCCACCAGCCATCCAAGGCCGTTTTTCTGCCAGCTCCGTGTGAAGCGCTCCACGTCCTGTTCCCGGACGCACATGGGCGTGTAATTGTCTCCCACGCCCCGGACGGCGTTCCGGTAGACCTCTACCGGGGGAATCCCCATAGCGGCGGCAAGCTTGTGAATCAGTACCCAGGCATAGGCGTTTGCGTCCAGGCTCCGCTTTTCCCGGTGCTCTTTCAGGGATAAGTCGTAGGGCGTGGCCTTCATTTTTCGGATAAAGGCCATTGCCTTGCCCAACTCAGAACGGGAGGGCTTGACCATCAGCCAGCCGCCCTCCAGTTTGGCCTCGGTGAATGTAAGCTCCGTCATGATTGCTTCCACACAAATGCCCGAAGGTTCTTTGTATCGTTGCGAATTGCAAGTCCGGTGATCCGCCCGGTCTTCTCGTCATAGGCGATTTTCTCAACGCTGAACTTGTCGTAGCAGTTGAACCGGGTCTTTCCGTTGAAGGAAGATGCTTTGATCTCTGCCTTATTGCTGGGAATCCAGACAAACGGGGACGTGTAAAGTTCTCTTCCGATGCCCCAGCGGAACCCGGCGCGCTTGAAAGCGTCGCTTGCCTCGCCCTTTTTCTGGTTGCCTTCCTCGTCCTCCCGGCTCTCGATACCGCAGTCCCATTTCCATTGGATGCCGCCGTTTTCCTGAATAATCCCGATACCGGCGTAGAGATTGCCCTTGATCTCCTTGTAGTCGTTCGTCCAGTTGCCCGCCCCTACAGTCTCGTCCAGCAAGTCCATATCCGTCCTCGCCGTCTTGTACAGCAGACACACCAGGCCATTTTCCTTGACCTGCTTGACCTTGACCTCAATCTCGTCAGCGGTCAGAAACCGAAACATTCTCGCCATTGCCTTCCTCCTTAAATTCCAGCGGGCATTCATACCCAACTGTTGCTCTTGTATCCAGCAGATACTCCCCGGTCAACCGGCACTGCTTCCGGGCGTATGTTTCCATACAGGCACAGAGGTCACAGCACACATGACCCTCCGGGAAGTAAATGCTCGCCGTGGCCTTCTCGTACCACAGGCAGCTTTTTTTATCCGCCATAATCCACCTCAATCATAGGAAATATCCCGCCATTCCTCCCGGCTGTCCATGCAGAGGTCGCAAATGGCATCGTCCCGGATTTTCCAGTATCTGTGTCCCACGGTTCTCCCGCAGCAGATGCACACCGGAATGCTGCTGTCCGTTGCCTGGGAATCGTACAGATAATCGTAATCCGGATTCACACCAACATCATCCATTGACTTTCCTTTCTCCATTTGATATACTGTAGTCGGAAGAGTTTTTTATATCGCTTGCCGTCCCCGGTGCTGTAACATCGGGGGCGGCTTTTTATCGCCCTCTGATGCACCGTCCGATACCGGCGCCCATCAGGATAGCGCACACCCACATTGCGGGAACTGCCGCCTTGTCTGCCAGCAAATCGGCCTGCTGCCACCAGAAAAGCACCAGATTCAGCCCTGCATATGGGAGAACGCGGGAAACGCATCCCTTGATATTGAACGGCTTCCGGTTCTCCGGCACCGGCTCCCACCGGGCATCCACGGGCTTGCTTCTGCTTGCCATATCATCACCCCCTGACCGCATGATTTCGGTGAACTACATCAAACAGCTCCACGTTCTCATCGTCAAACGCCTTGCGTTCCTCCGTTTCCATGCCCAAGGATTCCCGCAGATGCTCATTTTCACGGCGCAAGCGGCGGTTCAGCTCCGCCATGGTGCGAAGCTGGGTCGTTTCGTTGGGTGTCATTTGGCGTTCTCCTTGTAGGGGCGAACCTTACTTGGGGGAAGCACTTGAGCTATGCCATCTTCATTAACCAAGCCAAAATTTCCGGTCTTGAAGATCCTTATCAGTATGACGGTTTCACCGATATCGTAGAGATGATCATACTCGCCGTCCTTTACCGTGACAACGAACCTGTCCCCGATCTTCGGCTTGCTCTCCTTTGGCTTGTCCTCCTTGCGCTTCTTCTCAAAAAGCCGCTCAACGGCGACCCTTGCGCCCTCCGCTCTGCTGTAGGTATCCTTCGGATTGCACCGGGCTTCTGCGGTCTTCACGTCCCGCCCACCCCGTTTCAGCGTGGCCGTGGTAATCATCCCGTCAAAGCGGAGTTCCACGGTGCAGGGTTCCCGCGCAAGCTCCACAAGGCCGGAAATCATGTTATCATCCCAGTACCAGCCAGCTCCGCCATATTCGCCATAATCTTCCTCCATCACATATCCGCGCAAAAAGAGGGATCTGATCGTCATGACTTTTCCCAGCCACTTGTCCATTTCTCCGAAAGGGTTCATGTTATCGGTTCGGTGGTCTACAATCCTCACCTTATCCCCAATCTTGTATTTCGCCATAAATAACTCCTTTCAATTTCGGCATTCTGCCGTAGATTTCAAATCACTGCCATTCCCTTGCAAACGCCCGTATCTCCTTCTCAGAGTACCCCAGGGTTTTCAGGATCACCGCCGGGTTTGGGTGGAGGGTGGTCACCAGCTTTTTCAGGACACTTACCCGCATTTCGGTTTTTCCCTTCCGGTAGTTCCGAAGGGTCTGATGGTCTACCCCGGTTTTTTCTTCCAGCGCTACAGCGTTATCACTCTGAATCCCCGCCAGGGGACAGCAGCGGTCGATTTCCTTCCAGAGATCTTCCACTGCGTAGCGCTCGGCATACTGCCGGATTCTAGGCATTTAAGCTCCCTCCTTGTCCTTGGGCTTGTCGGCCTCGGCCAGCTCCATACCCACGGCCAGACCGGCGGCGTAGGTTTCGGCCAGCCTTGCGGCAATTTCCCGCTTGTCCACCGGGATGCTGTTCAGAGCCTTTGCCGCGCTCTCAGCGCACCGTTTGATTTCATCAGGCATTTTCATTTCCTCCTTTACTGATTTTTTCTTTTGGTTCTTCCATGCTGAATACCAGCTCCCCGACGATCATGCCGCACCGGGCGACAAGCAAGAACGCGAAAAAGCTGATTAAAATGTACGCCGTTGCTGCTCACCTCCTGTTGATTTATCCGGCGCACCCGCTTATAATGTTCATACCGGTCGGATGGCCGAGTACAAATAAGGAGGCACGTTTATGGATTTCAAAGTTTTGATATCGTGCGAGAAATGCAAGTGTTCTTTCGAGTTGCGTCCAGAGGCTTTCAAAAACCGGCCATCAATGGAATGCCCGAATTGCGGGCAGGCGTTTCCGGTTGACGTCTATGAGCAGCTGAAAGCCGGGGTCATTGCGCTGGGAAACGTTCCGGAATGTATTGAAACGGATACCGGAACAGCCCCAAACGGATCTTTGTTTACCGTGCGAGTAAAAAGCTATGGTATGATGCACGATTTGTTTGGAGCCAGCGAAAATTAAATAATCGCCTTTCGGAGACGGCTTTTCGCAATGGCCAGCAACATTTCTGCTTGTTGGAGCGAAAGGCCGTTTCCCATTAGAATCTTGCAAATTTCGTCCGGGATTCTCTTTCGCTTGTCTTCCGGAATGCTTATCAAAACTTTTTCCGGCTGACTGTCCTGCTCAACTTTTGCAATCACTTCTTCCATTGTCATTCTCTCACCCCCTCCCAGGCTTGTCCCATTAAGATTCACCTTCCGCTAAGACGAGGACGCATTGGAAATGATCTCGTTAACAGCGGTTTTGAACTGTTCCTCTGCCCCCTTCGGTTCCCTGTGTCCATTCAGGACTAAACTGACATATTCCCGCGTTACACCGATATGATCGGCGAGCTGTTTCTTGGAAATTTTATGCACATGCATCAAACCGACCAAATCTCCCGTCCAATTTTTAGGCAACATTTTCCACTTCCTTCCCTCAATAATTGTTGAAAAATGTGAACTTATATGCTATCATAAAAGCGCCAACAAATATGACGCATATGTGTTCACCGTTTTCAACTCATGACCCCATTATAGTTTACGTTTTTCACCTTGTCAAGGGGTTTAGTTGAATTTTGTGAACTTTGTCGTTATGCACAAAATAACAGAGGTGATATTGTGTTCTATGACAGGTTTGCATATCTGTGTAAACAAAAGGGTGTGTCCGTAAGCCGCGGCGCCCTAGAAGCGGGGATTAGCAAATCCCTTGTAACAAAGTGGAAAACAAACAATACGGAGATCCCTTCTCCGGATGTAATCGGAAAACTAAGCAAGTATTTCGGTCTCCCCGTCTCTGAATTGCTTGGCGAAGAACCATCAAAAACTCCTGGCGAAACAGAAAAAGCCCCGATGCCTAATGACATCGGGGAGGAAAATATTCTTCGGATGTACCGTTCTTTGTCTACTGAGGAAAAAGGGGCGTGGTACGCTTACGCGCTTACACTGAAAGAAATGCAAAAAGAAGGAGAATAATTATGGGTATGAAGGAAACAACCTATCAGGTAGACTGCCCGATTACCGGCAGACCCGAAAATGTCTTTATTCGCTCCACGCTGTGGGAAGAAGTGTTTGTTGCTTCCTTTACTGGCTGCAACGGTCAGTGGAGCAGCTCCCCGGAATGTGAGGCCTGCCGGAAAGCTGCTCAGGCCAGGTTTACCGAAGAGCATTCAGGATCACCGTCAATCCATTGGAACAGGCCTTGAGGAATGCTTCCTGGTTAAGCTCTGCGTACCATTTGATTCGGCTCATGGCTTCTTCCAGCATTCCCTGCTGCGTGAGCCAGCCCAGATCGTGCAGAATCCATGCTGAAAACTCCAATGCCTCCGGGTCGAGCTTTTCTACGGTGCTCTTTTTCATCGTTGGATGGAATAGCTTTTCCCCCTGCTCTTTGGTTAACTCAAGTTCCATAGAAGTTACTGGCTTACACATTTTTTACACCTCCACAGTTGGTTTTTCGTTGGTTTCATCACTTATTATACCACAATCTGCGGTTTTATCAAGTGGTGGCCGTTTGGACAGCAGATCGGAAAAGAAGCACAGAAGCCTCCGTTTGTTTTCATCTGTTAATGTCCGGTAAACGCTGATAAAGCCCTTTTCGTCCGCTGTCATTTCTACCTCTCCTTTACTTTTTATCATTATCGAACGCCTGTTCGGCTTATGCGCTAGTTATAACATACTATCTGTCCAATAAACCGGACTAATTAAAAAATTGCACAAAAAATTTTTCTTTTCATTGAAATTATATGTCGAGCGTGGTATTATTTCCCTGTAGAATTGTCCAGTTTGGCGCTGATATAAATAGTTGGAAAGGACGTATGACGCATGGAAGGATATGAATTGGAAAGCTATTCCGAGCAAACATTTGAAAGCATAAAGCACATTGACGAATATGGCCAGGAATATTGGCTCGCCAGAGAACTTGCGCGAGTTCTTCAATATGCGGACTGGAGAAACTTTGAAAATATTCTCTTTAAGGCGATGGACGCCTGCAAGAACAGTGGAATTTCTATCGAAGACAATTTCGGCGAAGTTACCAGTTTCACAAAAATGAACACCGGAAGTGTCCGTAAAATTAGTGATTATGCACTAACTCGCTATGCGTGTTACCTGATTGTGATGAACGGCGACCCTTCTAAGCCCGTAATAGCTGTCGGTCAGACATATTTTGCGGTAAAAACGCGTCAGCAGGAATTGATTGACAACTACGACCAGCTTTCCGAAGATCAGAAACGATTGGCAATTCGTGATGAGATGACCGCTCACAACAAGTCTCTTGCGGAAGCGGCACAAATGGCCGGAATTGAAGATCCACGGGACTACGCAATATTTCAAAACAAGGGCTATCAGGGGCTATACGGCGGACTGGGAATGAAGGAGATTCACGCACGAAAAGGCTTAAAAAAGAGCCAGAGAATACTGGATCACATGGGAAGCACTGAACTTGCAGCAAATCTCTTCCGCGCCACCCAGACGGATGAAAAGCTTCGCCGCGAAGGCATTCGCGGCAAGCAAGCTGCAAATAATACGCACTATGAAGTTGGGAAGAAGGTGCGTCAGACCATAAAAGATTTGGGTGGCACCATGCCGGAAGACCTGCCTACGCCGGAAAAGAGCATTGCTCAAATTGAGCGTGAGCAAAAGAAGCTGAAAGGCGAACGCGAGTAAATCTTCCACCAGAATCAAGGATTGCCCCGCCACCCGTGCCACAAGGTGACGGGGCTTTGCCGCCGGAATGGTGTGTCCCTTGCCGGTTGCAATATCACCATAGCATTTTCAGCTATAGAAAGTAAACCACACATCTGATTCCGTCGGAATCAAATGTGAACAATCCAGTATCAAATTTAATAGGAGGGCGAATTATGGATTCAAATACAGGCCAAACATTCATCGAGGAAATGCAGCCGAATTTCGATGCCCTCCCGGAAAGGCTGAAAGACGAGAAATTCCGGAACCATCTGACGAATCAGCAGCTTTCTGACGTGTCCGGCGTTCCTATCGCCACAACAAGCCGGATTCTTTCCGGTGCCGTATCGAACCCCGGCTTTTTCCATATCGCCGCGCTGTGCGCCGCTATGGGCGTGTCAATGGATTCCGTTGCAGGTGTTCACCCAAGCGGAGATCAGGCGGAAATAGACCAGCTCCGGCAGGAGATAGCATACAAGGACGAGATAATTGCCGAGAAGGGCGCGGCGATAGACCGCTTACTGGACAGGAGCCGCATTATGGAGGCTGGTGTCGCGGCCAGAGATGACCGCATCGGCAAACAAAATGAAGAAATAAAGAATGTCCGCAGCTCATACAAAATCCTTGTGTACGGGCTGTGCGGCGTTTGCATTACGCTGACATTTGTGTTGGCAATCTATGTGGCTCTGGATAGCCAAGCGCCAGACCAGGGGCTGATACAGTCTGATAATGTTTCTCCGGTCGTATGGGCAGGTGCGGCGGCTGTTATTGTACTGCTGTTCGGCCTTCTGCACTTCACTGTAAGCAAATTATCAAAAAAGAGGGATACGCTATGGGAAGAAAGAAAAAAGAGCCGGGGGTAAAACTCCCGGCTATAATACAACTCCCGTCAGGGTCATGGCGAACAAGAATCTATATCGACGGCCGCACAGTATCCATAACGAAAGACACCTACGACGAATGCGCGGCGGAATACCTCGCCATGAAGCACGGGGTCATTGAAGCGAAAGCCGCCCCCATGAAGCACGGGGTGCCGCTGGGGGATGCTCTCGACAAATACATTTCGACCCGGAAGGGGTTCAAGTCGCCGTCAACGATTTATGCGTATGAATCCTACCGCAAGCAGCGCTTCCAAAGCATGATGGTGGCTGACGTGTACACCACCACGGACGAACAGTGGCAAGCCGCCATCCGCAGGGAAGCAAAATCACTGTCCCCGAAATATATCAAAAACGTGTGGATGCTGATCTCCGCCGCGATATTCGAGGAAACCGGACGCAGACCGCGGGTGACCCTGCCGGAAAAGGAACACAACGAAAAGCCGTACCTTGACCCGGATCAGATACCGGTGTTCCTGCAAGCCATAAAAGGGGAATCGATAGAAATTGCCGCCCTGCTGGAATTATCCAGCTTGCGCAGGTCGGAGATGCTGGCGCTGACGTGGGACAAGGTCGATTTCAAGAACGAAATAATATATGTCCACGGGGCAAGAGTGGCCGGGGACGGCGGCAAGCTGGTTCACAAGAAGCAGAACAAAAACGATTCCTCCCGGCGCACGGTGCCGATTATTGAGCCGCTGATGGAAGCACTAAAGGCAGTTGATAGCAAGGAAGGCTATGTCGTCAACCTGACCGGCGGGTGGATATGCACAAGGATAAACGAGATTTGTTCCGCCAACGGCCTGCCGAAAGTCGGGAACCACGGATTGCGGCACAGCTTCGCATCTCTGGCTTATCACCTCCAGATACCGGAAAAGATAGCAATGGAAATTGGCGGGTGGGCAGATGACGGGACGATGCACAAAATATATACACATCTGGCACAGAAAGACATTGCAAAACGGGCGCAGGATTTCCGGAACTTCTTTGTGTCAAATGCGGATAAAAAAGCACAAATTTGACACGCCATTTGACACAGATTTTGAAAAATCGTTGTATACCAACGCTTTTTGCCGTTTTAATCGCGGGTTCGATTCCCGTACGGGTCACCATGCAGAAAAAGCCCTAGAAATCAATTCTAGGGCTTTTTTATTGCTTTATCAGCTATATTCCCACGTTCTCCGAACTATTCTGCGGGAAAATATTACCGCAGATTTTAATATTTTTCTGCGTGCGGTACGTTTTTAGGGCTCAAATTTGACACGCCATTTGACGCGAAATTTGCCACGCTTACCGCTTGTACATCCCCTGCACCACTCCGACGTTCTCCGCCCGCTCAATATCCCGCTTGTGCAGGTACTCATAGACGGCCATCATGGCCGCAGGCGGTTCGCCCTTCTGCTTGCGGTATTCCTCGATGTGAGAAACAACGGCCTTGTGCAGGGCGTTCATGTGGTTCATTTCCTCCCCGCTCAGCCTGTAAAACAGGTCTGCCAGCTCCGGGTCGTCGTGCTTGTATTCCACGGCCAGCTCTGCGTAGGTGTGCGCGTCTTCCAGCTCGTCCTCAATGTGCTCCATCAGCAGTTTAATTTCTTTCATCTGATGCCCTCCTGAATGTACGCATACAGCGTATCAATATCTTGCTTTCCCAGCTTGAGCGTAAGCCCGATTCCGGGGATTTTCACGGGCAGCGCCTCTGTCCCCATGTATGGCTTTGCGGCGTTGTACAGGGCGTCAACATCCACCGTGCCATGCTCCATATCGTAAACGCCCAGCGCCTTTACCATGGGGTGATCTGCGTATTGGGCAATAATCTTCGGGAAATTTGCGGCAAGCAGCCCCCCAGCCCCGGCAACCAGAACTCTGTCCCAGCCGGAAAGACTTGGAGCAATGCTTCTGTCAATGAATCTTGCAAGCCCTGCCTGCACGTTTTCCATAGGAATCATGAATTACCTCCTTGAAAGTATGGGGCGGCGGCTGCCGCCCCAATTGCCGGGAATCAACCGTTGCAGCACCCGCCGCACTTGGGCAGGGGGTTGTACAGCGTCTGTGCCGTGGTGCCGGTTCCGGTGGTCACGTCGGCAACCTGCTTCGGATAGAAGGTCGCGTTGGCGTAAGTCACGATGGAATTGTCAGCGCAGCAACGCCGCTCTGCCTCGATCTTGATGTCCTTAGACAACTCAGCCCGAACGCATTCCACGTCCTGACGAACCAGCGCGAAGCTGTCCTCAGTGCGCTGATTGTGTACGGCCTGATCGCACAAGGTCTTGCGAATGTCCTTGAGCTGTCCGTCAATGTAAGCGTACAGCTCAATGGATTTCTGGTCGTTGTAGGCGTTTGCCTTCAACAGCGCGATTTCGGAATCCTTGGCGGCGAGCTGCTGCTCACGATCCAGTTCATACCGGCTCACGGGCATGTTCTCGCTGCACCCGCCCCAGCCGTAGCCAACCCCATAGGGCATGGCGGGCATTACGGGAGCGGGGGGAGCAGAATTGCGGTTGCCGAGAGCCAGAGCGCCCAGGCCGCCCGCAGCGTTCATCACGCCCAGCGCCAGACCGGCAATACCCGTGCCAAGACCGGCACCGGCTACGCCTTTGCTTGCATAATCCTTTTCTACTTCCATAGTTTAGAAGTCCTCCTTCAAAATATTAGGAGGTGGCCACCTTCTACCTATAGAATAACAAAAATCCCGACGGTAGAATCATCATCTACTCGTCGGGATTTCGTCAATAAATCGTCAATAAATCGTCACGCAGAATCAGAATTTCAGATTTTCAGGGAGCTTGTCACTGTACTTTCTGCACAATTCGTATTCTATCCGCAACTTTTTAACCGTTCTTGTGATAGTGGCTTGGGACACACAAAACTTGTGGCACTGTTTTGTCTGGCTCCATCCGGCGGCTCGGGTGCGGATGATCTTTTCCTCCAGCGGCGTAAGAATCGCCAGAGAACAGAACTCATCCAGAATCACCCGATTCCATCGGACTTTATCCACTTATCACATCAGTCCTCCTTGGGAGAAATGTAAGTTCTTGCCAGTTTGCTGTCAGCGATACCGGCGGTGGTAGGATCATTGACCACGCCCAGAATCACCAGCAGGGCAAACACGGCGTTTACCACGGCCAGCAGCTTGTCGCCAATCTCGCCCAAGTCCAGCGTAAAGCCGAACAGGGCGGCCACCGTCTGCACCAGCAGAAGCAGCGCGGGAATCGCGGCCAGCCAGAAGTTCTTGTTCTTGATACGTACAATCCAGTTAATCATTTTGTTTTCCTCCTTAAAAATCAGCCCAGCCCAAGCCGAGCAAGAATAAACCCTACAACAGCGGCTACGACAATGTAGATGACCCTTTCTACCACCGACTTCCACCGCTTGCCGGGTTCTGATTTCAGCTCCTGCACGTCCGTGCAGAGGCCGTCAACCTTTTCCCCGGTAACTTCCACCTTCTCCGCCATGACGGCAACAGACGTTGCCAGCGTGTTCAGCGCTTCCGTATGCTTCTCAAGAGCGTCCAGCCGGTGGGAGTTGGATTTGCTCCGCTGTTCTACCGCAGAAAGCCGCCCGGCGATTTCCGTTTCTTCCATTGGCATACTCCCTTCTCAGCCGTTCCACCGGCTGTACTTCCCGTTGTCCTCGTGAATGCCCCATCCGTACAGCCCCAGGCCACCCCGTCCGGGGATTTTCTCGGCCTGCACCTCCTGGGCTATGGCATACAGTTTCTCCGGGGGGATAGCCCCTGAGAGGTCTACAGCCTGCCCCATGGTGTGCAGGGAGTTGGATACCCCGCCAACCTCGGCGTTGTGCCGCTTGCACCGCACACCGGAATTCACATTCAGGGGAACCCCCGCCCGACGGCGTATCTCATCGGCCATGCGGACGGTTTCCTCTGCGGGTTCTGCGGGGAAGCCGTTGCAGTATTTCCCGCCGCACTGGCACCGGAACTCCTCCCGGGTGAAGTACTTGATATCGTCCCAGAACGTCCCGGTTTTCGGTTCGGTGCTGGCCTCCGGTTTCTCTACTTTTACCGCCGTCCCGGCGATCGCGCCGATCAGCATTTTCTGGGTAGCGGCTCCCGGTATCCCGTCCACAGTAAGCCCGTAGTCGGCTTGGAACGCCCGAATTGCCCCTTGGGTATTTCTGCCATCAATGCCGTCAATCGTGCCGGGAGAATAGCCCAGATAGGTCAGAAGGCATTGAATTTGCTTTACCGTCATACGTTCACCTCTTCCCAGCCCTGAGGGTATGCGGACGGCGACCATACATTATTGTCCAACGTGGAGCGATACACTTTACTGCCCTCCGTGCAGCAGTCGCCATTATTGTAGGGGCTGGTAGCCAAGGCGACGAACGGCAACGCTTTTGCTGGGTCGGTGCTCCAAGCAAACCCCCACTGTGCGGGAAGTTCCTCCGGCTCCTGGGTGTAGATAGTGCTGTCATAGGGCTGCACCAGCCGCACCACACGGCCAGCAGATGACCGGCACACAAACCCGGCCTTGCGCTCCAGCATGTTTTTGTTTGCGACAGCGGCCTTAAAACTGGGAATGTCGCTATCCGCCGCGTTCAGTTCGGTGCCTGTCATGTCGGGGGCTTTCTCCTGCAAGGCAAGCGCGTTCGCCCGCCCCTGAGCATACATGATGCTTTTTCTTTCCTCTTGTGTCACAGACTGTCAACCCCTTTCTTGTAGGCTTCATCCAGCTCTTTCAGCTGTTCCTCGCCGCCGCTGGCTTTCATTTCCGCGATTTTCGCGAGGATTCTCTGCTTCCGTTCTTCGATGGTCATGCGTTCACCCCCAGAGCGGTTTCGATTTCGGATAATGCGGCTTCGTACTCGGCGTTCTGAGCAGCGAGAGCCTGATACTGCTCCCGCTCATACTCCCGTTGGGCGGTGTCCAACTCTGCCCACGGCTTCCACGGGGCGATCATCTCACCGGCAAATATCACGCCGTCGGCGCGTGTCCACGTCTGACCTGCTGGGATGAAGCGATAACCCTCAATATAGGCGTCGCACTTACCGTCGAAGGAATCCGTTTCAATAGGCGTCAGGCCTTCACCAGAGGTAACGTAGCACTTAAATTCTGAACCAATATAAATTGTTTTCAAGCGTTACAGCCCCCTTACTGCATAGAGACTTCGTAGACGTACCGGATGCCGCCTTTTTCAGAGTACGAAGCGAGCCGGATTAAGTGGCTACCGGTGATGTTGGATATATCGAGGCTTACTTCATCCGAGGCAGTAGCGAGAGCTGCCTGTGCCAACGGTCTACTCGATGCGAAGGAATCCTCAATAATCAATGAAAGAGAAACGCCACGAATATTTGCGTCGGTCTTAGCGGATATGGTGCTGTAGTCAGTCATATCAACCTTGCTTTTCGTAGCCATATTGACTGTTTTTCCCGCTGCGACAAGAAACTCTAGTGCTTGCTTTTCAGCGTTAACCGTCCCACCCCATCCGCCGGTCAGCGAATCATAAGTTTCACCGTCCTTGAACAGATAAGTGATATATAGCAGCGTAACACTCTCGGTCTGGCCGTTGGTAATTATCACGACATCGGCACTTTTTGACTTATCCCCATCGGTGGAACTCACCGTCCACGTCCCTGCGTTCGGTACGATACAAGCCCATGTACCACTGGTGTCGGGGGCGGATAGAGTTGTTGTGCCGTCAGAGCAAGTACAGGTCGAACCGGCGGGATAGGTGATGTTGATAGTAGCTGCGAAAAATGCAATCACGGTGGAATAATCGGTTGTGACCACAACATTCTTTTGGGCGGTCTTGCCGTCACTGGTGATGGTAACTGTCCACGTCCCGCTTGCAAGCCCCTTGAAGACAACCACGCCGCTGGTGCCGGAGTTCTTGATCTTACTCTTGCCGTCCTTGGAAACAGTCACCGTGACGTTTGCTGGAGCTGTGACGGTCAGGGTGCCGCCTGTGCCGCCGCTGGCACCAAATCCATATAAAGGCACTGCAATACTCATACGTACACCTCCACCGTAATCGGAATGTCCACCGTGGGCTTGTCCTCAAGGCAGGTAAACGTCAGCACGCCGCCTGACCGGGAAGCGAAGCTCACCATACCGCACGCCTCTTTCAGCGCAAGATTGGTGGCCGTGTTGCTCCCGTACACTGGATAAGCCATCGCACGTTTTGTATCCGTCAGACCGGAGACCGTAACAGACTGGGTATACGGGGCGCTGGCAGACCAACCAGCAGCAGTTAACGTTGCAGTCTTTGCAATCGTTTTGGCATTACTTAACGCCGTATCTACGAACCCCTTGGTTGCGGCATCAGCACTGTCCGTGGGCGCACCTAATGCTTTAATTTGATGGGAGTTCATGACAATATTTCCGGTCATTAAACCGCCAGCACTAGGCAATGCCCCAACATTTTCAGCTTCTAGCTCAACGTTTCCATTGGAGTTAGGTTCTTTGCCGCACACTTTGGATACAGCTCCGGTGCCATCCAAGCCCATACGGGAGACGGAGTAGGCATAAATCGGGTTTCCGGAATTGAACGTCATTGCAACTCGCGTCCACAGGTAAGCGCCCTGTGCTACCGTGGGAATGCTGCCTTGCCAGTTTCCGGACGGTATAACATTCCCGGATGTGCTGGCTTGATATGTTACGGACTGGCTGGTCAACAGCGCCGGGTTCCCGATGTCGCCCTTTTCGCCCTTGATCTCGAACCACTGATACTTCGTCCAGTCCGTTGGGGCAGTTGCGGAATTGCCGCTGTATACGCCCATCCAATTGTCAGGGAGGACACCGAAGCTATGAGAAGCTGCCGTGGGCTTCTGCGCCGCGTACCGAATCCAGACGTATGCGTTGTCGCCCTTGTCACCTTTCGCGCCGTTCGTGATGGTAAACGTGCTGGTGGTATTATCGTTATAGGTAATACGGTACGTGTCTACCAGCCCGCTGACGGAGACTTTGGCAATGGCTGAAATGCCCCGCCCGTTCTTTACGGTGAAGTCAGAGGTAGTGGTGTCCGCCATGGTGATACGGTATGTATCCGTCAGGCCACTGGTGGAATGCTTCACGATGCTGCTGATACCGCCATGGCCGTCAGCGGCTGCGGTCAGCCAGTTCAGCAGAATTTGTCCCGTCAGCTTCTTTGCCGCGCTGTCCTGTTCCAGGACGAAAAGGTCAGCGGCTTTTATCTGTTCTGCTGCAATCAGCTCGGATATTGCTTTATCTGCCATCTGATTCCTCCTGTTCAGTCTCCTTGTCAGGGGCAGGAAGCGCAGACAGCACCTGCACCACTTCTTCAATGGCCTGCATACTGCCCAGCATCCTGTCCCAGTTCTCCCGTCCTGCGACCTGAACGCCCTCAAGAGTGTTCAGGACTGCCCTAAGTTTCATTACAGGGTTCATTTTTACTCCTTTCCCAGCACCACACGCACCGCGCCGGTTTCCGGTACGATAGCGATTATCTTCGTATATTGGGCGGCGTACTGCCCTTCCCACCACATTTGCACTGTTTCAGCGGGATTTGCAAATACCGTGGCAATCGTCGCCAGGGATTCCCCGAGAATGCGGATGTTTATCTGCCCCGCCTGGGGGAAAGGGTTGAAATAATCGCAGTTGAATTCTTTTCCTGTTGCGGTTTTCAGTTTTTCCATACTTAAGCCCTCACTAATACAGTTTGTGATAATCCGTTTCCGTCCGTGATTGTTCGCCAAGCTACTTCGTAGTCTTTGAAATAGAAGCTCGACGCAAATAATACGGCCGCATCAACGTAACTTGCAGTATTCCATCCATTGAACACACCATTTGCAAAATCCGCATACCCAAGGGAGGTGTTGATACCGCCGGATACTGCGTAATTGCCGATAGAACCGCCATATATCTGCCCGCCGTAGCCGCCTGAGATACTGCCGGAAGTAATGCCGCCGCCGTTGAAATACCCATCGTCGCCGCCATAGTCAATTCTTCCGGCGCTGACGCTTCCCCGGAAATAGCCATTCTCAGCGTACAGATTCCCGGTCGGCGTAATCTGCACACCGTTAGCCTCAGAGCCGCACTGAATGCCGTTGACACCAATGTAAATACCCCGGCTGTTGGTGCCGTTCCAGACCTGATTGTTATAGCTGAGGTAGTCGGATTGGATATCAAGACCGCCGATTTTGCCGCTTAAGGCGATGAACTTTCCACGGACTTCTGCACCGGATTTGGTGATCCGGAACACCGTGGTATTGTTGGCCTTGACCGTCCAGGAATCGTCAAGCAGCTCCCAGCCAAAGGACGAACTACTACCTCCGGTTTTGGTCACCCGCGCGGAGATCTGGTCACTCTGAATGTCCAGCCGCGAGGTGAGTTCATCTCCCTGTTCGATACGGGCAGAGACTTCGGCGGAAATCTGGTCGGCCTGAACCTTGAACGTGGACTTCATTTCGGAATAGTGGCGTTCAATTTTGCGCTGCGTAGGCGTTTTGTACTCGTACTTATAATTGATTTTTTCGCCGCCGGGCGCGGATACATTCGCCGTGTACAGTGCCCCGTGGGAAACGTTTTTGGAGTATATCCCGCTGTATAAGTTTCCGGCGGCAAATCCGTCTCCGATCTCCGCCGCCGGGTCGATATGTGCGCCATCGGCGGTATACGGCTGGTATTGAAAGCCTTGGATTCTCGATAGAATATCCTCAGCCATTTTTTGTGTACCCCACGGGCAGTCCAGAGTAAGTGTTCGCCCGCTGTCGGTTCCGGCTGAGTATTCCATTTCATCTGACACGACAACAACGACCTTTGAATATCCGTTGAAAGTGTCTTGCTTTTCCAGCGACGAAAGCGATTTTCGGACATTGATCACGTCAGACAACGATCCTGTCACCTCCAAACGTAATGGCGTAGCCGTGGGTATCGATCAGGTAGCGGGTTTCTTTTGGGATATTCCAGAAGCATACCAGAAGCAATTCCCCCGATTCGCTCATGAGAAAGCACCCGGCGTACATGGCGGCGATATATCCAAGATATTCCCGGCAAGTATATTCCGGATTGTACTGGACAGGATAGGCGCTGCGCATAATCTCCGCCGTCCTCGGGTCTACCGTCACGCCCATTGCCTGGGCAATCTCCCGCACAACGTCTATATCCTTTGCTGGCCACGCCAGCTTGCTGTCTGCTGGGTAATCCTGCTCAGCGAACAGAATAGCGTCGTAGCCGTGGATTTTAAGCCACTGCACATCGTCCTCGTCAGCGTCCTGGTCAATGGAATCCGCATAAAATACGCCCTGCGGGAGCCACTCAGAGTATTCGCCGTCATCGCTGACAAGCCTTACATAAACCGCAATCCGGGACATTCCTTCAATGTTCCCAGAGGGTTTCAGCATTTTAATGTCGCACTCTCGGCTTATTACATTGCCGACGGTCGGCTCGTTCCCATCGAAAATCGCGCCGGTAGTTTCTACCGACGCGAGGATGTTCATTCCGTATCCGGAATCTGCGCCGGAAGCCCCAACCAGAATGCGGGTGCCGCCGAACGTGATTCCGTTTCCCCGTTTGTCCACAAGAAAGCCAGTATCGCCGATAGAAACCCGCGTTTCCTTCGTGTGGATGCCCGCAAGGATTTTTCTATACAGAGCAGATGTTTTCTGCATATTGCCTCCTTACTGCTCGATCAGCGGGAAGGAAATACCCGTCCATACCGATTCCCCGGTATCGGGGTCAACGTAGGAGATCGAAGCGGGAACGTTGTTGGAATAATATTGCGCCATCTGGCTCCCGTATAGCGGATGTAGGTTCGTTTCCACTGTGACAAACTCCGGGTTTATCAGCGCCATAAGCGCAAGCTCTTCCGCGCGGTTCATATCCATGCACGTGATATCAGCCCGGTATTTCTGCGCCACCCGGCCACGGTGCATGGTAGCGTCCATGGTTCGCCCAGCGTTGGGGCTTTCCACATCGTTGCGCTGCCACTTTATTCCGCCCTCCTGAGTGAGGTGGAGGATGTCCACGCCGTTGATTTTGAAATATGGTTTTGCCATACTACACCCCCAATGCCCGCTGTGTCCGGCGCTGCTGACGGGTGATCTCAGGTGTCAGCACCCGCGCAAGCGTCGCAAGGTCGCCGGTGAACTTGATCGTGATTTCCTCGCCGGAACCGTTCTGCGAAAGCACCTCCGCAACGGCCTGTTTAATGGTTTCCAGAGGGGCTTCAACGTTTGTGCCGTTTTTCTGGTCGCCCAGGACGGCCAAAAATTCACGGTTAGGCGGGATAACTGTGCCTTGCGCCAGTCGGGGAATGCTGACGGTGCTGATTGCAGGAATATTAAAGCCAATTGTGCCGCCGCCAAGCCAGTCCGGCGCTTTAATCTGAATTTTGTTCAGCTGGCGAATCATCCAGTTTATGCCGCCGATGATGAGATTTACCGCGCCCTCCAGAATCGATACAATACCGTTCCATATGCCCTTGAAAATCTGCTTTACGCCCTCCCATGCTTTATCCCAGTCCCCCGTGAATACTCCTGAAATAAATGTGATAATGCCGCCTAGGATTTGTTTCACGGAGTTGTAAAGGTCGGAAACCAGTTTCCCGTATGTCTCAAAAATTGCGGCTAATTCTGGATTTTTCCCGCGCAGCCACTCGATGAACATATTCCATGCGTCCCTGATTGAATCAATGACAGCGTTCCATGTATTTTTAAGGCCGTCCCATATCTGCTTTAATCCTTCGGCAGTCATCTCCATATCCCCGGAAAAAACGCCTTTGAAGAATTTACCGAATCCGTCGATAGTCTCCTTTAATCCGTTGATTAGTTCCTCGCCATGCCCGGTAAAGGAAACCAGCGCTATAAGCGCGGCGGCAATACCGGCAATCAACAAAGGAATCCAGTTGCCGGTTAACAGGCCAATTCCAAGCCCAGCTGCCAGAAGTCCGGCAATGATGGTTAACGTGTTTTCAAGGGTAAATCCGTTTTCAATGACATCCTTTATTCCAACAACCAGCATTGCAAGGCCGCCTATTACAAGCGCTATGCCTGCGGCGGTAGACCCGAACGCAATGGCAAGACCTCCGGCTAGAGCGGCGACACCAGCGAGCATACCGAGGAAGTTTTGCATATCAATGCCATTGTTCCATGCGTCAAGCCAAAAATAAACCAGTGCGAACGCGCCTGCGGCAGCAAGCGCAATACCTCCGATCATGCTCAGGCTATCGGTAAACAGGCTTGCAATTTTCCATGCCAGAAGGCCGGTTGCTATAGCTCCAACAAGTCCGAGAATGGTGTTTAACTCGTCCTCTGTATCATCAAATCCGGAAAAATCGGGTGCTATCGTGCCAGATCCTCCGCCGCCGCCAGACGTATCTTCGGTCAGCTGGTTGATCTCGTCAAATCCGAGCAGTTGCTTTTTTGCCTCTTTTGCAGCCGCTCCCGTTCCGTTAAGCGCGGATGTTTGCTTATTTAATGCCTCTGCTGCCGCTTTCGACGATTCTACGGTCTTTCCCGTCAGCACTGCAAACACGCTTGCGATTTTGTTAATTATTGCGGCAAGGATGTTGACGAACTCCGTAAACGCTGGTATGATGATATTTACCAATGGTTGTACCAGTGTAAGCAGAGCGCCCTTGAGCCTTGCAATGGCCGCCGTTGCTTCCGGACTTACCTTGATCACATCACCAATCCAATTCCGAAACTTTGAAAGCGCCTGCGTAATAACTGTAAACACAAGCGCAGAGCGAACGACAGATTTCATTCGGCTGGCGAAGGTTTTCGCGCTTTTTTCCGCCTTTTTGACCCCAGCGCTCATTTTCTCGGTATTGCGTCCCGCCGAAGCGAGTTGCGCGGCGAGTTCTCCCGCCCGGCTCTTGGAGACATCAATATCACCGTTGGCCTTTTCAATTTCGCGGTTATATCTGTCAATCTTGTTGTTAACCTGATCCCACTGGTACTGTAGCGAAGTAACCGTTTCCGATTGCGCCCCTATCGCACCGGGAGATGCGCCACTGGCTTTTAACGCTTCGAGCTTCTGCTTTGCGTCATCCAGTGCCACGCCCAAAGCATCGGCCTGCTCCTCTAGAGGTATTTTCTTTGCCCCGGCTTGGCTTGCTTTGATTTCCAGAGAAGCTATTTTCTTTTCCAGTTTATCAAGCTCAGCTTGTGCTTTTTTGTTGTCGATCTCCGTGCTAAAAATGATTGAACCGTCAGCATTTGCCATATAATCACCTGCTCTTTTAATGCGCTATAGGAACTGTTGAAATTAAATGATAAAATAATGCACTGGGGGATTGCCTTATGAAAAAACTGAAAACAGTATTCATTTTTTCCGTAGCGTGGTTCTTGTCCGCTCTTCTTATTCTGTCTCTTGCCACGGCTATTTTGCCTGCGAACGAAAACGGGAAAATCACTGTTGGCGCTGGGTATACAATAACTATCCTCGTTGTTCCAATAGTTTGCGGAATTCTGAGTGTAAAGTATCTTTCTAAGAGGTATTACTTTGCCAGAAAGGTCACCCCGCAAATGGTTCGTGATGCAATACAGCTATTACCGAATCTCGAACCTTTTTCAATCTCCATGCTTCAAAGAAAGCTTGAAATACGGAGTTTTAACGTGGCGTCTGACTTGGCAAACGAGCTAGAAGAACTTGGATTTGTTAAAAAGTATCCCGATTTTACGTGGAAGATTATCCGCAATCAGCATGGCGCTATTGCCCGCCCGGTGCAAAAAATGGGAATGTCTGCCATAGATTGCATGGAAGGACACGCTTTTGAATTCTGGTGTGCCGATATTTTGAGGAAAAACGGGTTTATTGATGTCGAGGTCACCCGGGGTAGCGGCGATCAGGGCGTTGATATACTCGCGAAAAAAGCTGGCATAAAGTATGCGATACAGTGTAAGTGCTACGCAACAGATCTAGGGAATAAGCCAGTGCAGGAGGTTAACACCGGGAAAACAATCTACCATTGTCACGTTGGTGCTGTAATGACAAATCGCTATTTTACGGAAGGCGCAAAGCAAGCAGCAGACGCAACTGGTGTTCTTCTCTGGAACCGTGACGACGTGAAAAAAATGGCTGAAATTGCGGGTGTTTTCACGTCCACGCCTTTATAATTTCGTTCTCCGTGTCGGAATACTGCGTCCTTATATCCACAGCGTCCCTGTTTCGCCGGTAGAAGTCCTTATCCGCTTTGTCTTTCAGTTTTCCTTTCGCCTTCAAATCCCGTATCCGCACGATCTGTGCAAAGAAGCAATCCCCGATTTCCATGTAATATGAAAGAAATGTCCACCAGTGCAGATACGGCATGGAGCGGACTTCCGTACCGGCAATGCGGTTTACCGGGGCAATCAGAATCGGGAAATCTTTCTCCCAGTCCATCAGCTTCGTGGTGCTTTTGCATCTTTCGTCACTGCCACCGTTGATAAACCAGTAGCATTTTTGAACGGCATCGCTGAAATGCTCCACGGGCATATCCCGGAAACCCTTATAGAAGATTCCCAGCATCCCAATTCCCTTTTCATCGCCCGTCAAATCCGGGTCTTCCAGAACGCTGAATATATCCAGAATCGCCCGAAAATCCGTCTCAATATCATAATCTGTTCCGCATACGTTGACAGATGTCGGAAGTTCGTACATCATCGGCTGTACTTCTTTGTATATTTCGCCAGTTTTTCGCTGTGGAACGCCTTTTCCCGCTTAATTCCATCATCGAACTCGTCGATAATGGCAAGCATTAAATTCATCCACAGTGGCATCCCCTCCGCGCTTGCATACACGCTCATTTTGCCGAACAACGGCTCGCATACAGGGGTATCGAAGCAGCCGTCAATCGTCTCCCGCATCTCTGCGTCCAGCTTCCGGAGGTAGTCAAACGTTTCTCTTGTACTCATGTTGTCCGGGTTCTTGCTTTCCTGCTTCCGGGACAGCTCGTCGAGCGCCGAATAAATTCGGTCGGCAAATGCGGGGTCTGTAGGGTTAAACCGAACCGTGCATTTATCGTTAAGCCTATACTCGATTTCGCCAGTATTCAGTGTCAGTTCTTTCATAATCCCTCCAAAGATTTCGGGGCGGCTCTCACCGCCCCGTATTTGCATCAGGTATCAGCCGTGAACGTAACGGTTCCGGCACTTACCGCCGCAGTACCTACCGTGCGTGCGCCGCCGTATGTAATGTCCATAGGCATTCCGACAAAGCCGCCGCCCTCGCCGCCAAGGCTGGACGGCTTGACCATACAGGCGCTGTAGCGCTCTGCAAAGGCCGCCGTGCCCTTAGTCCCGGCGTACAGATGCACAATCAGCATATCCTGATTGGTCAGTGCTGCCACGTTCTGCTCCTTGACAGCGAGGTTCCAAATTTTCAGAACCGCAGCGTCTCCGGCGTCCAGATCGCACGGGTCAAAGGTCTGCGTGATGATGGGCTTTTTCATCGTGCTTCTGGTCGTACCAAGGATATCCTTGTTGGATTCCTCCTGCCAGTCGTATTCCATGCTGGAATCCGTGACGCGGCTACCAAGCGGCGACCACACAGGAGCAGAGGTTGTCCCGGTGTTCAGGTACGCGATCAGCAGCTCACGGTCTACGGTCTGGCCGGATGCGGTATTAAACTCTAAATCTGCCATTATTTCACCTCATAAATCGTTTTTTGAATTGAACGGACAGCTGTACCATGTACATTGCCGTTCCTTCTTCGTCTGCACCGTACAGAACGCCGTTCTGCGCGGTGATTTTCTCCGCCCTCGGGTCATCCCCAAAGGTGGGGGCATTGCCCATAACGGACATTTTCTGCACCCACTCCTGAAAGTCCATGACCCAGCCCGCATTTTCAGACGCTCCGGTATCATCCCCCGGGGACTTCTCGAACACGTAGTACAGCCCGAAATTGTACTGGTTGACCACGGTCGTGTTCCCGAGGATATCCCGTGTTCTGGAAACCTCCACAAGCCCGGATGGGAAAACACCGCCGTTGAACGGAATCTGGTCTGTGTAGTCAACATGGAAATCGCGGAAGATATCCGCGCCGGGGTACTGCCCGAGAAAGTCTTTGATTTTTTCCAGCGCCGTCATATTCCGCCCCTCCTGTTGATATAAGCCTGTAGGTCGTGCGCAATTTGGTCTTTCTCTGCCGCCATCATGCGTCTGTCCCAGAACGGTCCTGCCTGCTGGTTCTTGGTGGTGTCATAGTTCAAGTCCCGATCAGTCGCTCTCAGCACGGTTCCTTTTCTGTACCGGTATCCGACTCCCGGAATGAAAGCGGGGCCTTTTCCGGTTTTAGCATTTACCATGACTTTGCCGTAGTACTGATACCGGGCGTATGGTGCCATAACCGTGATCTCTGTCGGGCTTGAGATATACTTAAGCTTCGTGGAAAGCACACCGGTTCGGAACGGCATGTACCGCGTTATCCGCTTGTTCACTATCCGGGTAAGCTGCATCTGCACATCGCCGGTTTTATTGACGCCAAGCCTTGTCAGGATTGTGTCTACGGGCTTCATATCAACCTTTATCCGTGTTTTCATCCGCCCGCCTCCACATGAACCAGCTTGCCGCCCCAGTATTTGGGGTCAACGTACTTCACAACAACCAGCCCCGGAACCTTCACCGGAATGAAGGACGGCCACTGCGCCGCCGTGATTTCCTCCCCGGCACCCAGCAGCACCTTGTCCTCCGGATAAACGCACACCTCCGAACAGGGAATGACCAGCAGAAAGGAATTGACTTCCTTACTGCCGGTCTTGTCCACATTCTCGGTTTTTTTGTAATCCAAAAAGGCTCTATCGTGTACCGTTCTGGTTACTTTGTTGCCGTCCCGGTGGTATACCGTGACCGCCTGATTGCACAGCCGGTAGTCTACGGGGCAGCTGCGGCGCTTGATTCTCACCATAGCTAGCACCCCCGGTAGATATCGAGATACAGGCAGGCGCATCGGTACAGCTCCCGCGACTGCCCTCTGGCGCTGACATCAACACCGTTCCCGCTGCCATAGCTCACCGAAACGGAGCCGATAGACGCAGACTGAACAGCGCCGCCCTCGCCGTTGGTAATCAGATCAAAGCCGTGAATAGCCTCTGCCATGGCGCACACGGCAAGGGCTTCAGAGTTTTCCTCCGGTGCCTTTACCGTGTATATGCGCTTGTATCTTGCCAGTTGCGCCGCCGCACGGGCTTCACACGTGTTCCAGTCCTCTGCGGGGATAGCGTCGCCCCGAAAGCTGCTTATGTAAAAATCATAGTCAATCATCAGGGCGTCTCCTTTCCGTTACGCGGTCTTGGGCTTCAGGATAATGCCGTTCAGCGCCGCCGCCTTCAGCGTATTCTTAAGCACAACACCGGCCACCAGCTCCACTTCGCCCTTCTTCACAGCGCCGGGGGCTTTCAGATCGGGCATATAGCTGTTGATTACGCCGGTTCCGGTGGGGGAAATGCCGTGGAAGCCGTCCAGGGCGATATTCACAGCGTAGATGCTGGAAGTACCGGCGGCGGTGGTGCTGGGGGTGGAGGTGTCGATGACATCCACAGACTTGGTGCCGTTGTAGTACATACCGGCATCCATGATGGGGATATCGCCGAAGTACTCCACAGCCCTGCCGAAGTCGTCCTTCTTGCGGTCGTAATACCCCGCCCGGCGGGCAGCCGCCCGGACTTTCAGCAGCATGGCGGTGTTCATCAGCAGCAGAGAAGCGCCGCCGTCCACCATGTGGGTCAGCTGATCCAGCTGGTCAACGAAGGCATTGGCGTTGCTGTCCAGCTTGGTGGAATCGGACAGGTCAATATCCGTAGCGAACTCGTTGGAGGTGCCCGCCAGAGCCTTTCTCAGGCCGTCGAAGGTGTTCGTGACATACCCGGTGCCGGACGCGGCGGAGGTGCCGTTGATCACCAGATTGTGGAAATAGTTGCTGGTTGCCTTGATCTTCTGCTGCGCCTGGAATGCCAGCTCATCAATGGCTCCAGAGGTGCTCTGAATCACGCGGTCAACCTGGAAGGAACCGCCCATGATAACGGCCTTGGCGGTCTTTTCCTCCCGCTTCGCCTCGCCTGCGGTGTATTCGCTGTTGATAGCACGGACAGCCGCAGTAGAGGGGGTTTTCAGCTGAATGTAACCGTAGGTCAGAGTGGAACCGCCGGTGCCGGGGGAAATGGCGTTATCAAACACCAGTCTGTCCAGCAACAGAGAACTGCGCCGGAACTCGTCGACCACCTGCTGATCGACCTTGTCGGCCATGCCGACCTTTGCTTCTGCAAGAGTAATTGCCATAGTTAAAAATCATCCTTTCACTTCATGTTGTAATTTGCCCTGAGCGCACCGGCGAGGGTCGTCGGTTCGCCGTTAGGCTCCTGCTGCCCTGTACCGGTCTTCCCGGCATAGGGGGGCGGCGTTTTGCCGTCATCGAACAAATAGCCGCTGTCCTTCCGGAGAGCTTCCAGAGCGGCCTTAATGTCCGTTTCCTGGTTCTTGCTGCTTCTCAAAGTGTCGATGTCCAGCAGCGCCCGGATCGCCTTGGTGCTTTTACCCTTTGCGCCGGTGATGGCGGCATCTAGGGCGTGGGAGAATTCCATATCCGCGATCTTCCGGTTGCTCTCGGCAATGGCATCGTTGTACTTCTTTTCCCAATCCTTGGCAGACTGCTTGATGGTATCGATGTCCTGCTCCTTAAAGCCGGAAATGGTCTTTTGCGCCTCACTCAGCTGGCTCTTGATGGTGTCATAGTCAGCAAAAGGCTTCTTAGCCGCTTCGATATCCCGGCCATTCTCTGCCATGATCTCGTCAATGATCTCCTTGCTCAGGGGCTGGTCTCCTACCTTGAAATTCTGCAAAAACTCGCGTTTCATATACTTCCTTTCTCAGCTATGCTTTGTTATATGGGGGTTGCGTCCCCTGCTGTCGGCTCGTTTTACGCCTGCCACGGCAAAAATGGTATGAAAAAAGCAACCGTTCGGAAAACCCGAATAGTTGCTTCAATCAACTTGATTATAGTGGCACTTCCCATCGCGCCATGCGCCGCATAATTCCTTTTTGCGCTCCACAAACTCGGCGGTGTTGTGTTCTATCGTCTGTTGAAGTGTTTGGTAGTTGTCATCGTTATACTCATACGTTGTCTGCTGAACCAGATGCCGGTTAACTGCATAGGGACAGTACATCATGCCCGTTCGCTCCTTTCGCACGAGAAAAGAGAGCCATGTTTCCATAGCTCTCTCGGCTTATCCGTATATTGCTTTTCTAAGGGTTCCCGACGCGTCATCCTCGACAATTTCAAACCTTCCGCCGGGGTGGTTTGGGTTTGCAATCGGGCGAGGGTTGTGCGGGTCGTAGAGATAGTCTTCGTCGCTGTCATCAACAATTTGAAGTGCGCCAGAATCGGCGTCGCAGGAGAGAACCTCATATTCCTTTCCGTCCGACAAACCATCAATTCCAAAGCTCTTACCTATGTATCGAACACGCATATATTACTTCGCCCCTTTCAGTTTAATTTCATCAAGCGGAACGCCCTTGGTATTCTCGTACCAGTGTACCACATAGTGATGGCTCTTTGCATATACCGTCCCGGATTTCTTCTTCCAGCCGCTTGCGTCCCCATAGTCAGGGTATGTAGCATACAGGCGCTTCAAATCCCGAATTGGTGTGCTTGTCCCGTCACCGGCCATTGTGTACACCTCAACCGCCGTAGCGCCCTTTGGTACAACTCCTTGGATTTTAGGAAGGTTTACAGTCACAGTATGGGGAATTACGGTATCTGCTTCCTGCAACTTTTTCGGCAATCCGGATTCCGCCTTGATTGTAGCATCGTTGTTGATAAATTGCAAGTTTTTCTCATTGCTTTCTGCCGTCTTTTCCGCCTCTCTGGCCTGTTTTGCACCAAACCCGGGCATCTCCATGCGCTCATGCTGCATCCGCAGCCCTGCCGCTTCGGAAAAGCGCTTATATTCCTGATTCAGAACCTGGTATTTGATCTGATCGCGCTGTAAGTTCTCTTTGTCCCCAGTGGCCTCATCAACCAGAATCCTGCGTTTCTGCTTCCGAATGGCGGATTCAAGCCGCCGCT